TTAGATACCTTTCATCTTGTAAACTCTGAGTATATACCCATTCCTGGAACATATCTTTTGATAATTCACCATTAAATATAAATGTTTTAGTGTTTTGTCGTATTGCAGACAGAATAGATTGTCCAGTAATAGTTGTCTTCCCTGCACCAGTACGTCCATATAAAATATTAAGGGACCCAAATGCCATATCATTGAGAGCATAATCTACCTTAGGTATACCAAATTCAACACCATACTGCTCTATGTTTGATGGTTCAGTATAGTCAAGTTTACTAAACTCATCTACATCTTCTATATCATACATATTGGAAAGAGCATCTTGTATTGTCAAAAACACTTGTTCGCCACGCCCATTTAAAACCTCATTATTTATATCTGTCTCAAATTTAATGTTAGCCATGTCAACATTATTAGCATCAAAGAATTGTTTGAATTCAGCAAGAGCATTGTCTCCCGCCTTGTCATTGTCAGTAATTAATAAAACTCTTTGTAATGATTTAAGAAAAGAACCTTCTCTACGTATAAGAGACGAGACATTACTTGCAGAGCAGTAATTAGTAACATTATCCAATTTAAGGGATTTTAATGTTAAATTGTCTATTTCGCCCTCAGTGATTATTACAGGTCTAGAAACATCTATCATTGACTTCATCCATAGTCCAAATTGTGAACCTTTTTCCCTCCAATATTTATTTCCCTCATTATCTAAACGTCTTAACCGTATTCCCTCAATACCATATTCCCCAAAATGTATAAATGCAAGATTGCCATCTATATTTGTTATATATTGGTTATCCATTTCAATAGTGTTTAAATATATACCTCTACTTTTTAAATACGCTTCTACTACACTTATTGGTCCTATGCGCCCTTCCAAAGTGTTGACGTTGATATTACTTAACTCTTCTCCTAAAATATCCGCAACCTCTGCAACTGCTTGATCAAAAGTAAGTCCTTTATATTGTGTATAATATGAATATATATCTAATGTACCACCACAGCCAAAACATTTAAAAGTGTTACCTGCCTCAAACCAACTTAGGCTTGCAGTATCTTCCACATGCATAGGGCATACATATTTACCAGCTAGACCCTCCTCAAGGTCCAGACCAGTAATTATAATCTCTTTTGCTTTATAACCTAGTTTCTCTTTCAGTTCCATTGCTTTACCCATTAGTTGCCTCCTCTATATTGCCCCCACTGTATTACCACCATGCCTAACACCATAATCAACACCTATAATCAATGCCAGGGAGTTGTACCTTAACCACAAACCATCCAATATCTCTTTTTTTTGTTTATACTCTTTATCATCCTTATTTATTCTCTGTAGCTCTGCTTCCCTAATACAAATATTATCGAACATGTCTTTTAAAAAATTCATTTTATTGCCTCCTCTTTACTACCTTAAACATAGTATATACCTAATACATATATTTGTCAACCCCTAAACAGTTAAATTTTTGTTTATTTTGCTATTAACATCTTTGATTATTTCAAGTACTGCCCACATAGGTGCTGGCTGATCCAGCTTGTTTATCCAATAATCTACATCAATAAAGCCTTCCTCACCTAATTCATACAGCGTGCTCAATTTCCATGGATCCGTATTTTCAATATTGCTCAATAACACCGTAACACTCTCGCTAAATACCTCCCAATCATGCTTAGATAAGATCACTCTCGGACAATACTTACCACTAAAATCCTGGTGTTTTTTAAGAGACGATTTCTTGTAATAAGCAAGGAGACTTGCAGCCATTACTTTTGCTATTGCATTTGTGGTCTTATAGTCGCCATTTTCACATAGTTCTAATGCAATATATTTACTATTACCAATACCATTAGAGCCATCACCTGCATGCCATGCTTTTTCATTTAAAGGGAGCGTTTGTACAATCTCTTCATCATCTATAAATATATGCGCGCCAATATAAGCGGTATCTGTATCCTCTACTCTTTTAAAGTATGTAGCATGATTCAATGCTGTGGCAGTTGAATTTGCTGTATTGTGTATACAAACTCCTTCTGGGTCCATTGGTATCATTGTACGTACATTATGTTTATTGTCTTCTTTCTTTGGTATTATTATTTTATTAATTATACCTATCTTTTTGTCTCCTACCATTAGATACTTGTTTTTTATTACACCATTATTTATAATTAGTCTTGACATAATACACATCCCCTTTATTTAGTGAACAATACCACTATTAGTCTCCTTTATACACCTAAGAATTTTTCTGTTTACTTTTTGCATAGAACCATTACCATCAATAATGTAAGTATAGTCTCTATCCCAATCAATAAACCAATCATTTATGAATCTGTGAAACCCCTTAATCAAACCATCACGATGTATTAAACGATAAAGTCTTTTTATTGGGCAGACTTTTATATATATTGATATACTTTCAACAGCCGAAGAGACAATGTCCACCCCCTTTGGTTCCATGGCCACAATTTTATCATGATTACCAGAACATTCTTTTCTACTTAAACCATACTCATTACCACAATAAACTGTTCTCTCTATAAAATCAGTATCTACAACATCTAGAAAACTGTCAACAAAGTAATAGTCTTCTCCTTCAACCTCATCTACCCTTTTTTTTCGGGTAGTATGAGAAGTTGCTAAAGAAATTGTATTGTCATTTGTGCTGAGATACTTCATACTTGTTGTCTTGCCTGTACCACTCTTACCAACTAAAATAACCAACATAATTAATTACCTCCCTGTAAAATACTATTTATCGCACTATTTTGGCTTGTAAAGTTGCCCCCTTGACCCCATGGACTCTGTTGTGTACTTGAAGGTGCATTGTTCCATGAAGGTGTTACTTGTTGAATCGGTGCTTGTTGGATTGGTGCTTGTTGGATTGGTACTTGTTGAATTGGTGCTTGTTGGATTGGTGCTTGTTGAATCGGTGCTTGTTGAATCGGTACTTGTTGGATTGGTGCTTGTTGAATCGGTACTTGTTGAATTGGTGCTTGTTGAATCGGTACTTGTTGTGATTGTTGGCCTTGTGTTGCCATAATATAATGATCTATTATTAATTGTTGAATATATTTTCTTAAATCTCCCGATAACGGATGTGCAATATCATAATACTCGGGAGAGCCATTTTTATCATAACTTTTCTGTGGAAATGTTGCAAATAGACCATTTCGTCCATTCACTATTTTTAGATCCTTAACTACAAATATATCATTAATTGTTATATCGGCAAAACTAACTACTTTACTCTGTGTATTCTTTACTAATTTAATTGCTATCTGTGTTATTGCCAAACCATTATAATTTTGACTGTTATTTACTTGATATTTTAACATATTAATCACTCCTTAGTTTTTCGCCTCATGTCCTCTACAAGAGACGTATTATTATCTTGGTATACTGTACTCTGCGTTTTCTGTAATTGATGTATTAATTAACTCAATAATATCAATAATATCCATATTTAGGTATACAGTGTAATCTGCAACTATCCTAACAACATCAATACACACATCATCTAAACTACTGTATATTTCTATTTCATCATTGAATGTTCCTTTAAAATCTCTACCTTTTAAATTTAGAAGTATGTGTTTTTCATTGCCTGAGTCTGATTGTTCATCTGGACCAAATTCATATTCCCACCCAAATATACTTAACTGCTCTTCCAACATTGTCTCAATATTCTCTACTTCCTCAACAGTACATCTGCCCAGAATATATTTTTCCAGGTCTTCTTTTATGATCATTGGTCTCGCCTCCTATTTTCTCTGTTTTCTAATAGACTCCTCTACTAAAAAGTCATTTACTATTGTCATTAGTGGTGGTGCATAAATATCTGTACCTATTTTTTGGATCAGGATCTCTTTAAATCTACTAAAGTTTAGATCTTTAACTTTTTGAAACATTATATTAGTTATCTCTTCATCCTTATAATTCCAGCTTGCACCATTAACGAAATTCTTACTCATCATCTCGCCTACTCTGTATAATTCTTTTTTTGTCATATTGTCTCCTCCTCCATCTCTATAAACAGTGTACACCATAACTTTAATATTGTCAAGCCTAAATGAAAACTTTTTTACTCGTCACTATATTCCCCATTATTTATCGCCTCTCTAAGAGAATCTATACTATCATAATCATCTGATTTACTCCAATATTCACCTACTTCAAAACCGGCTGAGAAATGTACATTAAAATAAGGGAAGTCTTCCATTATCTCCTTAATCTTATACATTGTCTCTAATTCGTCGGTATCAAAAATAATTTCATCATGTACCAAATTCACTACCTCGATATTTGTATAATTATTATTGTCTAAATACTCATAAATTTCTATTATCTTTACTTTTTGCATTTCCGCACAAGAGCCTTGTATTATTGTATTAAGTGCTTTACGAGGATCCTTCCTTAAATCACGTGGATTGCCTAACCATGTATGTGCAATATTATTCTTTCTAACATATTTTTGAATTGTTTTATCATATTCTTTTATTTTAGGAAACTGTTCAAAGTACTTTTTCTTTGTCTCTGCTGCTTCTTTTAACATGTGTAAATTTTCTGATCGTAAATAGTATGCAATTGCTGATAATTTATCTTTAGGAGCCAAGGACTTGATTTCATACAGTAATTCCTCAGTTACCTCTACATATGGGGGCAATTCATAAACTTCTTTAGGCATACATTTTACCATTGCTTTTGCTCCAGTCCTAAATTTCTTGAAGTTCACTTTACTTCCTAAAGCCTCCATGAAACTTATGTTCCCTAAACCATACACTACTCCAAAGTTGTTAGTTTTACCTTTCTTTCTTAGGGAGACAGCTTCATCAGTTTCTTGTGCCTCAATGTACTCATAGTCTTTTTCAAACATTAATGAGGCAGTTGCAGAATGAATATCTTTACCTTCCCCAATAAATTGCAATAGTTTAGGGTCCTCGCTTAACATTGCTAGGTATCTGTACTCTTGTTGATCATAATCCAACTTCACAAATTGTTTATTTGCTCTAAATAGTCCCCTTATATCACAATTATACATTGTATCATCATTTAAAGGGAGTTCTGCGTCTCCTTTAGGCATATTTTGCATATTTGGTGCAGAGGAACTGAATCTCCCAGTTGCCGTCCCCATTATATTGAAAGAGGCATGTATCTTATTGTTGTTCTGTATATACGTGTCTAAGTTTTCTATATAAGTACTAAGGTATTTGGTTGCCTTGTCATAATATTTTGCCATCTTAATGAACTCTAATAACTCAGGCTTATCTTCTTCCAGTAGGAGAGCATTTTTAACATCTTTATTGAAATTGTGTTTCCCTGTTTTAGTGGAAATCCAATCATATGCAAGATCACTATACTTTTGATCAATAAATTCCCCTATTTTTGCTCTTTGTGTAATTTTAACGCCTTCTGGAAGAAAGTCACTTATTTTTTTGCCTACATAATTAATTACTTGGTTTAAACGTTGTCGCTCTTCTGCTATCTTATCTTTGTCTACTCTAATACCTGTTCGCTCAATTCTCCATACATAAGGCAATACTTTTTGATTTAAATCATAACTTCTTTTTCTTGTTGACCACTCTGACCCTACGGCATTACCCCCTAACTCCCTTATTCTTTCGATGTAGACATTTTTAAGTTGTATCTGGACAATAACATCATTAATCGCATAAGACTCCATATCATTCCTGTAAGCACCATAAACATCATAATAAGATACTTCTGAAATCTTCTTATAGCCTAACTTCTTTTTAGTCGCCTCTATAAGATCTTTCATTGTGGTCTTATGGTTGTTCACTGTTCCGCTTAGATGAGCCTTAATTTGTCCATTAAGCCCTCTATAGGTGAAGCTCTCTAAATGCTCTGGGAATACGAAATAAGCAAGAATAAATAGATCCTTAACTTTTACTGATAACATATTGCAACCAATATTGGCCAATATATGCATATCGAATTTTGCATTAGAAATCCATATCTCTGTATTCATTTTTTTAAAAGTATCAATTAACCAAACGATGTCGGTCCTATAATTATCATGCATGTCTTCATGGGCACTTAAAACATATATTTCATCCTCAGAGACGAATGCAGCTGTTAACATGAAGGGCACATTATTTTCTGACTTTTTAATGTATCTGGTAACTGTTCCTTCTTGTGCATGTACCTCTGGATCAAACCTTGTTTCTGTATCTAACTCTACTTGTCTGGGTTGGTGTTGTTCTACTAATTTGATGTATTCTCCTATCTCTCTAATTATTTTCATATTATTGCCTCCTCTTCTTCTTATATACTATATTACCACAAACACTATTTACTGTCAACCCCTAAAACAAAGTTTTTTCGTCTCCCTCTTTAAAACACAAAACTTGACAACAATTTTACCTTATGTTATAATTAGGGTACACAATAAGTTCTTAACTATAAACAAATTAGTACTAGTCTATAACCTTTTACTTTTAAAATAGATAGTCTATAATCTTATAGTTTAGTCAATAGTCTAAGTATATAGTCTATAATATCTCTTTAAGTATACATATATGTATTACTAAGGAGATATTTTTCTGCTTTAAAAGAGAGAAAAAGCATTCTGATGTTTACAGAGGCGACTACATACTCCTCTTCCTTTTAAATACCAATTCCAGTTTCTTCTATTGTAACCACAACATCATTACCCTTTTAAAAACTTAAATTTGACAAGCTTTTTTAATGATGTTATAATTAGGGTACACAATAAGTTCTTATACTATTTTAAAAGTAAATAAACATTAATAATTAGTCTATAAGCTAATATAATAGACTATAGACAATAGTAATAGACAATAGACTAATATAATAGGTAATAGTCTAAATATATACTAATAATTAATTTCTTTTCAAAGGGAGGCGACAGATGGATTACTCAAATTTAACAAGAAATCAATTGATCGGCATGTTATTTAGTGCAGACAATAAGATTGACAAATTATTGGATGAAATTGATGGACTATATTCGGAGGCACAATATCTTAATGATTTAATTGATAGTTTGGAGGAGGATAACAATGAGCAAAAATAGGCATTTAGCTAAGGCAAAGGCAAAAAAGAATGATGAATTTTATACAATGTATTCAGATATAGAAAAGGAATTAATCCATTATAAAGATCATTTTAAAGGCAAGGTGATATATTGTAATTGTGATGATCCGAAAATGAGTAACTTTTATAAATACTTCATAGATAACTTTAATAGTTTAGGCATAAAGAAAGTCGTCTCTACTTATTATAGTTCCACTGATGCAGTCTTTAAAACAGAATATGACGGTACAATGATGACAAGGAGTCAACTAGCCCAGAATGGTGATTTTAGAAGCCAGGAGGCGATAGACATATTAGTAAGTGCAGACATTGTCATTACTAACCCACCATTCTCTCTCTTTAGAGAATATGTTGATCAATTAATAAAGTACAAGAAGAATTTTCTTATACTTGGCAACAATAATGCGATAACATATAAGGATGTCTTCTCTTTAATAAAGAGCAATAAGATTTGGCTTGGTTATCATGCAAATAAAACTATGGAATTTAGATTAAGTGAAAAATATTCTAAATGGGATAGAATAGATGAATATGGGTATAAATTTGGGAAAGTACCAACAATTTCATGGTTCACAAATTTAGAACACAGTAAACGAAACGAAAAAATAATATCCTATAAGGAATATTCAGAAGTAGAATTTCCGAAATATGACAATTACGATGCAATAAATATAGATAAAGTAAAAGATATACCTAAAGATTACTTTGGTATTATGGGTGTTCCAATTACTTTTCTAACTAAACATAACCCAGAGCAATTTGAAATCTTAGGAATAGATAGATATATAGAGGATAACCCTAATTATGGCAAAAGATTTAAAATAAACAATAAAGAAAAATATGCACGTATACTTATTCAAAGAAGAGGAGACAAATTAATTTGACAAAAGAAACATACTATGTTATACTCTTAATAGTAGACAAGGAGGCGAAGATGTTTCTAAACAATAATATATTAACATATGAGCTCTTCAAACAGTTTTATGGTGATGTGTACTTGTATGATAATGATTTTGTTGAGTTACCCGATGATACAATACTCAACATAACATTTAAAGATATTGATAATTTTACAGTGAACGAGGTTATACTACAATAGTGTAGTAAAGAGGAGGAGACAATATGTTTAAGATAATTATAGCAGCGAATGTACAAGAGGAATTAAAAGAAGCAGTCAGAGGCTATATAGAGAGACAAGGAGACATAGTTATCTTTTGCTACGGCTCAGATTTAAAAGAAATAATGAGTAAGGTGAAATATTCTTCAATATGGATATATGATGATTCAGAAATAGAAATAGACGTTGAAGATCACAAAGTACAGTACTTTTTTGAAGAGTAGAGGAGGAGACAATATGTTTAAGGTAAATGGTGACAAAATAACAGTAGAGGCGATGAATGGGGACTGGGTAGTTATAACTCTGGAACAAGAGGAAAAGATCAGGGAGGCGTATGTATCGGAGAAGAAGAGCATGCGAGAAGTTGCAGGGGTTGTGGATCTTCCTTATAATGATTTCCTAACAGTGAAGAGAGGTCTGGGATTAACCAGAAAGTCGTCTCCACTATCAATTAGGCAGTTATCTGCTATGCATGAAGATGATATGACCGATGAAGAGATACTTTCCTGGAGTATCGAGCAGCACTATGAAGCATTAGAAAGAAGTTTTTATAAGAAAAAAGACAAGTTAACGGAGACAACATTAAAGAATTTAGTTCATGATAGATCATACGAATCGGCCATAGCAGAGAAAATAGCGTCAAGAGAGAGATTTACCATCGAAGGGCTATCGTCTCTTAGAGTTGTTCCTAAGACGTCCAGAGGCACAATGGTCATACCATTGGCAGATTGGCATTATGGTATGAGCGTAGACACGGCAGTAAATATTATGAATATTGATATAATGAAGGCAAATATAAAGAGAGTAACACAGGAGACGATTAGGTTAGTTTTAAAAGAGCAACCAGAAGAAATATACATTATGAACTTAGGTGATCTGATTCATGGAATTATCCATACAAGTACACGTTTTGACAGTGTTATAGATGTTGTTGATCAAGTAACAGATGTTGCATCAATGGTTAGTGAATTTATCAATGCGCTCGCCAATGTTTATGGGGGCAAAATCGTCTACTGTGATGTTTTTGGTAATCATGGTAGGGTTACACCAGACATCACATCTCATAGAACTGGAGAGAATTTTGAGCGCTTAGTAAGTAAATTTGTTAGATTGATGATTGATGTAGATGTTGAGTATGATAGTTATGAGGTTACGGAGTTAATTAAGCAAACAATAACAAGCAATGGAGCGATAACGTACACTCATGCAGCAAATAGAAACATGGCAAGAGCAATCAAAGATTTGGCATTGCTTACTAATGTAAGGCCCAATCTGATACTTGCAGGGCATTATCATTCTGATACATTCAGAGCAGAGCAAAAGAACATTAAGATGATTGTTACTCCGTCTCTATGTGGTGCAGATAGCTATGCACAGAAGCTTACATTTATAGGAAAGCCACAGCAAACATTTCTATTTTTAAAAGATGGGGAATTAGCCAGCCAACATTTTTATACATTGTAACATTAAATTTGACTTTTATGTATATTTATGTTATACTGTATGTAGGTGATTAAGTAATATATGATTACTTAGTTTCCATAAGAATAAAAGGTATGGGCCTCCTCCCCTTGCCTTTTATTTTCACCACATTTAAAAGAGGAAAATAGAAGGAGGTGACTTATGTCAAAAGGGTATAATTGGGCAATAATTAAAGCAGAATATGAAACAGGAAAATACTCTATGCGTGAGTTATCAAAGAAGCATGGATTTAATGAGAGTTATGCAAGAAGAAAGTCAAATAAAAATAATTGGGTTAAAGGAAAAACAAACAAAAAGGTAACGCAGGCAGCCGCAAAAAGAGTATTAGATCGGATAGGTAAAAATGAGGCGGACATTAAGCAGGAGTTATATAATACATTAATAATGATAGAAAGCAAGATGAATCAAGAGTGGGGAAATATTGAACCAGATTTTGGTACATTGAAGTCAACTAAAATATCTACTGAGATACTGCAAAATATAATGGATATGAAATATGAGTTATTAGATATACAGAAGGTGGCTAAGAGGGTTGAAGAGAAATTAGATATTAACAGTGTAGATGGTGTTAATATTAAAATAGTAGATGAGTAATATGAAGGCAAATATAGAGGTAAGCAAAAAATTATTTAATGAGGTATATATAAAGAGACAACTTAAAAACACCGCTTATTATCAAATATATTTTGGTGGTTCCAGCAGTGGTAAATCATACTCTCTTGGGCAACGAACAGTATTAGATGTTATGGAAGGCAGAAACTATTTAATTACACGTAAGGTCAAGGGAACAATTAGAGGGTCAGTATTCAACGAGATAAAGAAAGCAATATTATCATTTGGGTTTACTGATTATTTTGCCATAAATAAGTCAGATTTAACTATTACTTGTACAATAAATAATAAGCAAATTTGCTTTGGTGGTTTGGATGATGTGGAGAAGATAAAATCAATAACTCCTATTGAGGGTGTTTTTACGGATATATGGATAGAAGAAGCAACAGAAATAACACAGAATGATTTCAAGCAATTGAAGAAACGTTTAAGAGGTAGATCCGAATTTAAAAAAAGAATAACATTATCATTTAATCCTATATATCAAACACATTGGCTTTATAAGACGTTCTTCTTAGATAATTGGACAGAAAACAATGATAATTATGTGGAGACGTCTCTTGATGGTCAAAAATTAACCATCCTAAAAACAACATACAAAGACAATCAGTTTTTAGATGATGGAGACATTAAGAATCTTGAAAATGAGAGTGATAAATATTATCATAATGTGTATACATTAGGTAATTGGGGTGTGTTAGGAAATCTTATCTTCAGTAATTGGGAAGTGAGAGATTTAGGAGACATGGTAAATACTTTTGACAATATATATTATGGTTTGGATTGGGGTTTTGACCCAGATCCGTTTGCGTTTATAAAGTTTCATATAGACAAAACAAGGAAGCGATTATACATCATTAGTGAGCTATATCTTAATGGGTTAACAAATGATGAAACAATACCTCTTGTATTAGAACAATATGACAATGATAATCTTATTGTTGCAGATAGTGCAGAGCCGAAGAGCATTAAATACTACAAAGATAACGGACTAAAGAGGATACAAGGAGCAAAAAAAGGAAAGGGCTCAATCGTCTCTGGAATAAAGAATTTAAAAGATTATACAATTATCATTGGCTCCGATTGTAAAAATGCTAAGAATGAGTTTAGCCTTTATAAATATAAAGAGAGTAGAGATGGACAAGTATTACCAGAACCAGTTGACAAAAATAACCATTTAATAGACGCATTAAGGTATGGTATGGAATTGGTAGGCGTAAGCAAGTGGGGTTGGTAGGAGGAAAGTATGATAGCAGAATTAAAACAAAAACACGATAAATTAAAAGAGATAATGATTACTGGTGAGAATTATTATAACCAGGAGAATGATGTTATACTGGTGCGCAGAAAGTTAATGGGTATTAAGCGTAAAGATGGCTATGCACAAGTAGTTGATCCGTATGCAAGTAATGAGAAGCTACCATCTGGATTTGTTAAGACAATTGTTAAGCAGAAGGTGAATTATCTAATTAATAATAATATGACATTAACGGACCAATCTGTAGATATGGATGATTTATTTAAAAATTGGAAGACAGACTTAAAGAAATTGTCGACTAAGGTTTGTTACGATATTTATGGTGCTTGGCAGATATACCTTAAAGATGGTAAACTAAAAAAGAAATTTATTTCTGGTAAACAATTGTTACCAATATACAACGAGGACAATGAGCTTACATCAGTTGTGCGTTTCTATTCCAAAGGAAGCAAGGATAAAGCAATATTATATACCAACACAACAGAGACGCATTACATTTTAAATAAAGGAAAATGGGAGACAATAGAGACGTTACCGATATTACGATTAAAAAGTAAGATTGGCGATGACGTTGTGTCAGAGGGATATATAGAGTTACCGTCGCCTCCATTTGCATTTTTATTTAACAATGATGAATGGCGTAATGATATTCAACCTATTAAAAAGAATATAGATATATATGATAAGGTAGATAGTGATTTTGCAAATAACATTATAGATTTCCAGGAGATATATCATACATTAAAAAATTACCAAGGGCAAGATTTAGCAGAGTTTAACCAACAACTTAAACTATTTAAAACAGTGCCTGTTGGAGAGGATGGTGATTTCGCAACTCATATGGCAGAAGTACCTGTTGTGGCAAAACAAACGTACCTTGCCTTAAAACGTAAGGACATATTTGAGAATGCTATGGCGGTCGATTTAAAAGAAATTGCGGCAGGCAATGCAACAGTCGTTGCTATTAAGGCAATGTTCGAATCACTAAATATGAAGGCTGCAGATTTTGAGCAAGAGTTGCAAGACTTCTGGAAGCAATTCATATTATTAATTAACTTCTTTAATGCACAGCTAGGAAACGACCTTGTATTGGATAATGAAATAATATTTGATAAAGCAATGCTTATGAACGAAAAGGATTTAATAGATGGTAGAAAGGTAGAAGTAGACACATTAACTTCATTAATGGGAGTTATAGATGATAAGAGTCTATTAGAACTCGCCTCCAACCTTGATTTTATAAAGCAGAATTCAGATTTAGATTTTGAAGAGTTACTGTCTCGGTATGAAGAAAAGTTAGCAGGAATAGTAATTAAAGAAGGTGAATAGCCTTGAGTATAAAAAATAAATTGACTACGGCTACAAAATTAACTGAGAAGAAAGAGAAAGCATTTATAGAGGAGTTAAACACTGCTTATAATAATGCATATAAAAACATGAAGTTATTGTTAACTAAACAAATTGCAAAAATGGGTACGGATGTTTTTTCACAAGGTCAAATGTTACAATTCAATAGATTAGATAATTTAGTGAAAAATTTAGAGAAAGAATTAAAGGTTGTTGAGGGATTACAAAGCAATAAAATAAATACCTTCTTAAAAGATAGTTATGAATTAAATTATTACCGTATGGCGTACGCATTAGAAACGGAGACACAAGTAAAGATGGGTTTTAGTGTATTGAACAGAAAACAAGTTGCAACTGCTATAAATAACCCTTTAACTAATATTGCATTAGACGATAATAAAAAACTTGCTCGACAAGGAATACGAAGAGCATTAACACAGTCAGTGATCAGTGGAGATGGAGTACAAAAAACGGCTAAAGGAATATCAAAGCAATTAGAGATGTCAGCGAATAGAGCAACTAAAATTATACGTACAGAAATAACTGGTATTATGGGCAGTTCACGACAGGACGCAATGATCCATGCCTCTAAAAAGATTTCATTACAGAAACAATGGGAGGCGACAGTTGATGATAGAACAAGAGATAGACATTCTAATATGAACGGGGAAACAGTTAATATTGATAAACCATTCAGTAACGGTCTAATGTATCCAGGGGACCAATCAGGAGACGCATCAGAAGTTGTTAATTGTAGATGTACTATGATAACAATAATACCTGACGCAGAAATATATGACGGTCCAACAAACAATGAGGTATCAAAAGATTTAAAGTATGATAAATGGTTAAAAGCAAGATTGAGGAAGTGATTTGACCGAGGAAGTCAATAAACTACAATCACGCAGACTATTAGTGTGCAATTCACTATAAAATTAGAAATAGGAGGGCAATATGAAATATTTTACAGATTTAGAGGCAAAGTTAAAAGAGTTAGGCTTAGAAGAAAAGGTTATAGGCGAGTTAGTTGAATTTAGTAAGAAAGCAGTACCAATGGAGTTTGTTCCGAGTGATAAGCTAAAAGAGACAAAAGCTGAGCTTGAGGAAGCAAATACAAAGCTATCAGATACAAACAAAACTATTGAGGAGCTACAAAAGTCAACAGGAGATGTTGATGAATACAAAGCAAAGTTAACAGAGCTCAATGCAGCATATGACACTTTTAAGAATGAAACAAATTTAAGAGTCTCTAAAATGAAAAAAGTTTCAATACTTAAAGAATCGTTATTGAAGGGTGGTGCAGACAAAGACAATGTAGATTTATTAATGAATGATTTTAACATTGATGATATGAAGTTAAATGACGCAGAGACTGATATTATAGGCAAGGAGGATTATATTAATCCTATCAAAGAGAAAAGAGCCAGATTCTTTGTGAAGGTAGAACCAGATACGGAGATACCACCAGAGGGAAACAACAGTAGCACAGACACAGCGTTTGATGCACAATTAAGACAGGCGATGGGATTGCCTGCCATAGAAAAGGAGATGTAGAATATGTCAATCAACTTAATTACAAAATATGTACCATTATTAGATGAGGTTTACAAAAGAGGATTAACATCATCAGATTTAGAAGGAAATTCAGCATTAGTAAGAGAATCAATGGATGCAAACAGTGTATTAGTACCTAGAGTATCTAATCAAGGTTTAGCAGACTATGATAAGTCTACTGGTTTTGTCGCAGGATCATCATCATTAACATGGGAGACTCATACTTTTACACAAGATAGAGGTAGAAGTTTCACAATTGACAATGCAGACAATATGGAGACAGCGGGCCTTGCATTTGGTACACTTGGTGCAGATTTCGTCTCTGTGAATGTAGTTCCAGAGACAGACGCTTATAGATATGCTACTTTAGCAGCAAAAGCAGCTATACAGGAAGATGCAGACTTAACTTCTGCAACAGTGGATGCTGCAATAGATGCTGGATCACAGTCAATGGATGAGGCGAATGTACCAACAGAAGGTAGAATTTTATATGTATCACCAAGTGTGTATACATTAATTAAGCAGTCGGACAATTTTGACAGAAGCTTAGCACCTGGACAATCACCAAACAGAAACTTTGGAACATATGATGATATGAAGGTTGTAAAAGTACCACAATCAAGATTTTACTCAAAAATCACATTGTATGATGGTACAACAGGTGGACAAGAAGCCGGTGGATATGTTAAGACAGCTGTAACTGGTTTTGATTTAAACTTCTTAATCGTACATCCTTCAGCAGTAATTCCAATCACTAAAATCAACAAAACTAGAGTGTTCTCTCCAGGTGGAGAAAACGGGTTACCAGTAAATCCTGATGCAGACGCATGGAAATTCCAACAAAGAGTATACCATGATTGTTTTGTTTTAGAAAATAAAGTAACTGGCGTCTATGCTCATACAAAAGAGCAAGGGTAATTATAAGGCTCGGGTAATACCGAGCTTTTTTAAGGAGGACTTATGGAAATTTTAAGAAATGGAATCACAAGAATATGTACTGAGATAGATTATAATAGAAAATTTAAGAGTTTGGGTTATAAGATGGTTACTGATTCAGAAGATGTTGCTGATCCAGAAGATGTTGCTGATCCAGAAGATGTTGCTGATTCAGAAGATGTTGCTGATTCACTGGATTTAAGTTTGGACAAGTTAAGCTATAAAGAGTTACAGGCGTTAGCAAAAGAAAAGGGTATATCTAAGGTACAGATTAAGAAAGCAGAATTAATAAAGTTCTTGGAGGTGTAATATGGGAGTCAAAATATTAAACTTATTGTCAGCAGCTAAAAATGCTTTGTTAACTACTACTTATGATGGAAATTATACATTTAAAGGCCAGAAATTTATCTACAATATTGTCTTTGAGTTAGATGGTACTAAGACTTATTTATTTGATTTTTCATCAGTTGTCTCTGCTAACAAAGTGGTAGTGATGCTCCCTATAAAAATTAAAACAGAAGCACATAATGTTCACATGATTGCGTATAAAGGTACAGATTACATAGGAGGCGACCCAGAGAAGTTAAGTAATTTAAATGAAGCTTTAGATACTGCTCCCTTGACTGTACTAACATCTAATCCTACCGCAGCAACTACGAAGGGAACAATAACAAGAGAGCATGTTGTTTTTGCAGTATCAAGCCATTTTAGTGCAAGTAGTGGTTCTGGTGGATCAAACGACTTGGCAGTATTGGATGGAAGCAAAAAATACCTTTTTGAATTTACAAGTGAAGAGGCAACCACTGTAGAGATAGATATTACAATGTTTGAGGCATAGGGAGGTACATATATGTATTCAATAATGAAACAGATTAATAATTTCTTTGTTAGGAGTTCAGAGAATGGTAATTATGAAATCGTAGCAGACGGAATAATTGGTACCTTCTCTAATACTTATATAGCTGGGAGTTATTTAATAATTAAAAACAGTTTTTTAAACGATGATATTTACAAAATATTATCCGTCACATCTACTAAATTGGTTCTTGATGCTATACTGGAACCAGAGAATACTAAAGAGAATATTCTATTGGTATTGTCGTCTCCACCTAAAGATTTTATAGCATTGGCAACAGAGATAGTTGGATACAATGAAAAAGGTGTGGGTGTTAGTTCAGAGGGCCTTGACGATTATTCTGTATCTTACAATACAGATGGTAGTTGGGAGAATATTTATAAGACAAAGCTTATTCGTTATAGAAGAGTATATAGTGATTTATTATGATAGAGAATTATTATAGCTTTTTAATACTCAGTAAAGCAACAACTATTATCGATGCTTATGGTATAGAGACGAGTTCTTTTATCGACTCAAATATACAGGGAATAATTAATTTAGCAGGAAGTAAGGAGATTGAACTTGCTAAGTCAAGAGGCTTGGATATTGACTATAAAGCATATGTGGAAGTAACACCTGTCTCCTTAGCAATTAAGAAGGATGATCTGATTAATGGGCTTAGAGTTGTTAGTGCACCTAAAAATACACTTCAACGAAACCATCATTTAAAGATTCTTTTAAAAGGAAGTGAGGGTAATGGTTAAGATATATTTAGATGAAGTATCTTCTGCAATTGAGGAAGGAATCAAAGAAGGACTGAATTTAGTGGGGCTACAATTACAGTCGCAGGCAATAAGAAACATCACTAACCAGGGGCAGGTTGATTCTGGTCGAATGAGAGCTAGCATAACGTATGTAACAGAGGATGTTAAGGGTGAAATTGCCTCCGACAATAAGGGTGTGACACATAATAAAGATAGAGCAAGTGGTAGTGCCCCTACCAAAAGTTTATATATTGGTAGTAATGTTGAATATGCTCCTCAGCAAGAAAAGGTAAACTCTTTTATTGAAAGGGCTGTAACCCAACAGAAAAGCAACATAGGTAAACTTATGAATGAGGCAATGGAAAGGAGTCTAAAATGATAAAAGACTTCATTAAGGAGATTCAGAGTAGATTAGAAGGTATTGGAGACGTATTTTATAAAACCACATCTAAAACGTCAGATTTCATTTCTTGGGATTTCGAGATCTACGACAAAAGTTATGGTAAGTATATAGGGCAGATAGTTATAGATGTTAAATATGATGACATTATGGACATATTGAATACACAACAACTTATCATAAATGCCTTACAAAACTATACATATTGCTCAGAGACGAGCAGTGCAAGTGTATATGGATTAATATTAAATGATATGTCGGATATGTCCACAAAGAAGTATTATAGTGAATTACGTTTTGAATTTGATTTGTATTAGGAGGTAAAAAAATGACAGTTATGAAAGATTTTAATAAGATAGCTTTGGCAGAAGGGGCATTTTATATTAATAAGGGTGAGACAGGTGAACAATTAGTTGGCTACGCAAGAGGTGGTACTTATACAGATAATTTAGTTATAAGACACATTGAGGTGGATGGAAAAAAAGGAAACATTAAAGGTGATGCCATTATTGAGGAAATCAAGCCACAATTAGATTTTACGGCAATGCAAATGGAAAGTGATGTCATTGGCAAACTATTTGCGGCTGTAACATTAGTAGATAATACAGATGGTACGTTTAAGGTTACCAGAAAATTAGAGATAGTTGATGATGATTACTTGGCTAATGTAACATGGGTAGGTAAAGCAAGAGACGGTACAGAATTATCCATTAAGTTATTAAATGCATTGGGAGAAGCACCTATGAATTTTTCTATTACAGATAAAGGTGAGATTGAAATACCATGTTCTTTTTATGGTAACTATACAGATTCAAACGATTCAGAAGCACCAGTAGAGATACAAATTGCCAGCAGTGTTGTAGAATAGTATTAAAGGGCTTAATTGCCCTTTTTATAGGAGGATAATATGAGTATAACAAACAAGCAAATGTTTAAGTTAATGGAGATTATAGGAATTATTGGCGTTGATGTTGAGCTGAAAGGTGGTGCAGAGCAAATGGGTACTGCACTAATTAATACACTATTAGCAAATGCACATAAGGCACAGACACAAATTGAAGAATTAGTTGGGGAATTATCTGGTGACTCTGTTGATACACCAATAAAACTATTAAAGGCAGTTAAAAAATTAAAAGGTAATGAAGAAGTTGTGAATTTTTTTATAGAGGCTATGGGAGCTTTGATTTAAGAGTAATTAATTTAGTTTATCAAAAGTACTCTGATAGCTTTTTTGATTTAGATTATAGAATGGGAATAAGAATGATCAATGAGGAGACGAATAAACAAGCAGAAAATAAAATTTGGGATAAATGGTTGTCCTTCGCTCCACATATTGAACCTATTTCATTTGAGGCATATTTAGATAAACATAAACCACAGAAGAAATTAAATAAATTTGATAAGGCAAGGATAAAAGAAAGAGCCGAGAACATTCAAAGGAGGTTGAAGAATTGAAACTATTTGAAGTATTTGGCGAGGTAAAGATAGATGATAAAGGCGCAACAAAAAAATTAAGTGGTATTAGTGATAAGGCAAAGAAATTAGGTTCTGGTTTCGCTGATGTCTCTAAAAAGGCCGGTAAATTTGCTTTAGGTTTTGGGGCAGCCGCGACGGCAGCTGGAGGTGCAATGTTTGCGTTCGCTGATAAAACTACCCAATCATTAGACAGAGTTGATAAATTAAGTCAACGAATGGGAATGAGTAAAAAAGAATTTCAACAATGGGACTATGTATTAGGTCAGAATGGTGTTAGTATTGATCAAATGCAGTCTGGAATGAAAACATTATCACAACGTATGCAACAAGCAGCAGAGGGGACAGGTAAAGGAGCAGAGAATTTTGAAAAATTGGGGATAAGTGTTAGACACGCAGATGGTACTATGAAAACACAGTATGAAACTTATGAAGATACAATCAAAGCCTTACAGTCTATGGAAGATGGTACTGAGAAAGCTGCTCTAGCACAAGAAATGTTTGGTAGAACTGGGCAAGAAATTTTACCTCTTATTAATGGAACAACTGAGGGTATGGAAAAATTAAAACAAAAAGCACTGGATACTGGCATGGTAATGTCGGATGATGCAGTTGCAGCAGGAGCAGCATTTCAAGATAATTTAGATGATACGAAGAAAATGTTAGGGGGCGTTGCCACTAAGATAGGTGTTACCTTATTACCAATGTTTAATAATATGATGCAATGGGTGCAAGATCATATGCCTCAAATACAAGCTGTTTTTTCAGCTGTTATTGACAATGTGGCACCAAAAGTACAGCATTTTTATGTATTGTTTAAAGAGAATGTTCTTCCTATATTACAAAATTTATTTGGATGGGTACAAGAAAATATGCCTACATTTGAGAAGATATTTAAGGTCGTTTTTGATGCTACATGGACAGTAATTAAAAGTGTATGGAAAGTATTAGATACATTATTAATTCCAATATTAAAAGTATTATTTAATTGGGTCAGTGAAAATATGGACACAATTGGTGCAGTAGTAGGAGGCGTGTTTGAAGGAATTGGTGCAGTAGTTGAAGCAGTTACAGACACAATTGTAGGTATTGTTGATGCATTTAAAACTGCTTATGAATGGGCCGGTAAATTTCTTAAGAAATCAGGAGAGGCATCAAAGGAAAGAGCTAAGCAAGTTGAAGGTGGTTGGACAGATATAAAGGGAATGAGGGCAAACGGTGGTCCAATTAGTGCAGGTGATGCTTATATAGTTGGAGAAAAAGAAGCAGAAGTATTCGTCTCTGATAGAGATGGACAAATATTTAATCAGAGTCAATTAGCAGGTATGGGTGGTGGTATTAGCATGGACATCAACATAGGCGAAATGACTGTTAGAGAAGAATCAGACATAGAGAAAATTGCATCAATTATTTATGATAAATTACAAGCACAATTAGGTACATCACGAAATAGTGTGATGGATGACTTTAGAAGGGAGGCGAGGTTATAATGGATGAATTAAGAAATGCATCAGGTACAGTCTTAACTTTTAAAATCAATAACTTCTCTTCCTCTTTAAAGGGTAATAGAATAGAACGTCGTCTATTAGATGGTACTTATCATATACAAACTATTGGAGAACCAACCAGGGAAATCTCTTTTACTGCTTTTAGTCATGTAGCAGAAGTAGCTATTCTAAATTTAAGTGTATTTCAAGGGGAGGAGCTTAAACTACAGTATGAGGATACTATATATACTGGTAGTATACGTGGTGCACTTTCATGGGGATTAGACGTTAGGGGAGACAAAAATGGGAGACTATACAAAACAAAAGTTGTGTTTGTCGTCTCTTCATCGGAGTTGGTTATATGAGATATATATCAGATGATTTATTAAATAAAATAAAACAAAAAGAGATGACAATATACAATAATGCAGAACCACATATAAGTGTAGACATTGCACGAGCAAAAACAGCAGTGACCGATAGTAGTTATTGGACTATTGAGGAAATAAGATCTAAACCTGGGATAGGCTCAATTGAAGTCGATGCCAGAAGGTATAATACATACCATGGTAGACCTGATAAGTTAGTTGATATATATGATGATAATGGTACTATTAAAGTAGGTCATCGAGAATATCCAGATTTGGAAAAGATTGGTTGGGTACATGATTTTGATATTGGTGCAGGAAGTGAAGTATCTGTATGTTTTAATGGTGAATTTAAATCATTTAGGGAATCATGGAGACTGCAAACAGAAGAAAATCCATGGATCTTCTGGACAGATGCTATTGGCGACTTGTATAGACAGTACTGGGATGATGCATCTACCAAAGAGCTAATAGATTCTAATGTAACTAAGGTTGTCTCTTTAAGAGGGTGGAAGGAAATAAACAATGGTAATAATGACTTAGGTTTAATTGTTGGATATGTTAAAACAGACGGTACTGCATGGTACACAAATTATTGCATACAGACTGATAAAACATATCTTTGGGAGACATCGAAAGAAGTTACAGGGTTTTCGGGAGACGCAGTAAACATTGATTTATTCTTATTAAATGATTATAGAGTTGGTATTGTAATAGAAAATAATTTAGAGGACATATATTGGCTTATCACAAAACGTACATGGGTAGGTATGGCGATAGAGCAAACTAACATTGTTGCAAGTATTACAGATCTTAAAGTGAATGTTATTCCTATAAACTATATAGATAGTATTGCAGAAGAAAACATTACTGCAGAAATTACTGATTTATGGGTAAATGTAGCTGAACCAATATATCCATCACCTGTAAGTGCAGAGAATCCTGATAAAATTGAGACAGAGATACACTTAATATTTAGCCACTTAATTGATTTTGACTTAACTACAGTAGCTAATGCTTTTAGCATAAAGGACAGTCTAAACGCAGAGATTAACATTCTGAGTACGTCTCCTGGTATTGATAATTCTGAGATAGTATTCACTACTAGTAACTTTGCAGGTATCACTGGCAACGTATTTATCGCCTATGATAGGAGTATTATAGAATTAAACAGTATAAATCAAGGAAGTGCTTTTGCAATAGATTCATTTAATTTAGAATTTACACCAGAATTGGAACCACCAGAAGGATATATGGATGAGCATATATCAGCAAGTATAACGGATGTAGTTCTTAACACAACTAAAGTTACGTATACAAATAGTTATGCAGATGAAAATCTTACTTCCAACATTACAGACGTTGTCGTGGTTGTAACAAAAGTAGGAGACAACCCATTATAAAAATTTAAAAGGAGTGATACCATGAAAATAGATGCAAATGTAAATATACACAATCGTTTTGATATTCATATAGATAATATTGAGACAGGAGAACATAGAGAGGTAGTGGGATATAATATTGTTTTAGACCAGATGTATGATAGATTATGCGCGTTGAGTGATTATTTTAATTATATATCTTTTGGTAGAGGTACAGGAACACCTACGCCTGATAGAACTGCACTATTTGATAGGATTGGGAGCAAAAGTGTAGAAAATATAGAGAAGATTTATTCACTCCCAGATTCTTCATGGAAACAGAAAATAGTATTAGCGCCAGAAGAATATGTTGGGGAGACGATTACAGAAGTAGGCATCTCTTACAACTCTTCTGAGGGCTATTTAGTTACACATGCAATATTGAAAGATTCAGAGGGGCAACCAATAGCTATAACTAAAACAGACACTGATGTCGTTACCATATATGCAACTGTATTTTTTTCATTAGGGTCCATAAACCCAGATGTAGAGTTTATTAATGTAAGTTATAATATATTTTACGATCGAAGGAATAAATTATTGAACTATCTAATGGAGGAAGGATATCAATTAAATGGTAGTAGTTTTGATTTACAAGAAGCTAAGGCAGGTCTCGTTATGGGGGGTACTGAAACATTTGACTGGACTGCAGATGTTCAAAATAAAAAAATAACTTCTGGTATTAGAAGATTCGGTATAGATGAGGGGAATTGTAATGCAAAATTTATAATTTACAAAGATACTTTACGAATAAATTTACCTTTATCTGGTGTATTGGAGGGGCAAGCATATCAAGATGTTCTTGTTGGTACAGGTGACGAAGCAAATACAACATTTGAATTACCTTCTCATAATATAAGAGAGTCAACCTTAGATATTAAGATTGACGGAGTTAGCGTATCTAATTACGTAAGCAAACAAAAACCTTTTTATGTGGAGCTTGAATTACCTCCTTATAGTACAGTCCCAAGAGGACGTAGTGTTGCCAGCAATTTGGATGGATCAATTGTGGCTATTGCAACAGACTCTTCGTCTCCTTATGTTTCAGTGCTTGAACTAAAAGACACATGGAAGGCGAGACCTACGCCACCCAATCTTGCAACCAAAGGATATAGTGTTGCATTAAGTTCAGATGGTACCGTATTAGCCGTAGGTTCATATACTGTTGCACCATATGTTAAAGTGTACGATTGGAATGGTACAAATTGGCTGAGGGATATAGTGTTGCATTAAGTTCAGATGGTACCGTATTAGCCATAGGTTTATATAATCCTGCACCATATGTTAAAGTGTACGATTGGAATGGTACAAATTGGACTGAAAGACCTACGCCACCCAATCTTGCAACTAAAGGATATAGTGTTGCATTAAGTTCAGATGGTACCGTATTAGCCGTAGGTTCATATACTGTTGCACCATATGTTAAAGTGTACGATTGGAATGGTACAAATTGTGAAAGAGCAACGCCACCCAATCTTGCAACCAACGGATATAGTGCTGCATTAAGTAGTAATGGAGACAAGATATTTATTGGTTCATACAATTATTCACCATTTTTTAAGGCATATAGCGCCAGCTCTCAAACAGAATATGAAATAACATTTGATTCTCCTCCTGCGGATGGTCTTCCTATAACAGCAGACTATACAGTAGATGGTATACACAAAACAGATCAGTATGTTGTAGATGTATCATGTTCTATCCAATTTGGTGAAGGAGTTTAAATAATCTAATGAAAGGAGACAATATATGGAATTAGGTTTTGAGAATATACAGAAGATATCGACAGGTACGAACCCAAATGTTATACAGTTTCCAGACTCTTCGGCAGAATTATTTAATCTTACTTCAGGGGATCTTTATGGAGAACCAATTAATAAACTGAATGGTGATTATTCGTCTCCCTTTTTAGAGAGTGGTAATAATGTTGCACCAGACAGTAATATTTCCTATGTATCAATAGCCACTCTTGGTGGCTTTGGTGCAATAGGCAGTTATAAAGTAGGAGATAAGCATAAATTATTAGAATATGAAGCATTGGTATCACCAGGTGCAAAAATTACATTTAATTTTAGTGCGGGCGACAGTGAACCATATAAACTAGGTACATTTTATGTTGATCGCAGTAGTTTCTCTGTATTAGATGAGACGGCATCAGCAGATGGAAGAAACTCCATAGGGAAACTTTTAAAAGACCAAACTTTAGATGAGGGTAGTGACATTCCTTTCAGTGATCTAAGTACAGTGTTAAAGAATTTACTAGAGACAGCAAAAGTATCCAGTGATTATTACCTTGTAGAAAACACAATACTTAGCAATGGTTTTACATTTAGCCCTAAATCAACATTCTTTAGTGCAATAAAGGAAATATTGAAAATAACTATAGATTGGAAGATGCAAGAATTAGTAGATGGTACAATTGTTATAGGCTCTCCTGAATATGCTGGATTTGATGCCAATAGTGTTTATACTTTTACAAGAGGAACCGATGTGTTCAGTAGAAAAATTACACGTGATGATCAGTCTGCGTATAGACGTGTTTGTGTTCATGATAGTGACTGGAACATTAAAGTCTTTGAGGACGTAGTTAGTTACAGCGGTTGGAATTTACAAGCAAATAAAACACTGTATGTAGATGTCCCAAAAGGAACTTCACAAGCGGATGCAGATTTGTATGCTTTAGAGTTAGCCAATAGACTTGGTAATGTAGGCAAGATAGAAAGTTTTGTTGGGCCTTTTAGACCACATTTAACATGTGGTGATGAAGCCGTTATTGTTGATGACAATGGGAATACGTCTCTTGGTTTAATAACAGAGGTAAAGCATGATTTTGGTACAAATGGATTCTTTACACAATTTTATGTTGATAGTGGTGGAAGACTTGGGCAAGAAAGATTTTCTGATTATATTAATATGTTTAATCAGGCAGCTAGTTTGGGGGATGTTAGTTATGAATAGTGAAGGTGAATTAATATGAATGAGGGAAGAATAGATTGTAGTTGTGGGGTAAATTTTGATTACATTACCCCCCATAACACTATAAACTGTTACAATTGCGGCAAGATACATATAGTAGGAAAGGAGGCAAAAAATGATTAGTAAGAATATAAGTAAGCACATTGCAATATTTATATTATTTGTATTAATCACTCTTTCATTTCTTATATACTCAACAACATATGAGATTACATCAGAGGAAACGATACATCTAAATAGATTAGCAGCATTAGAATTAATAGAAGAGGACTACATCCTCTCTGTTTTAAATGAAAATTATTGTAAGGCACAGATCCAGGCAAAAGGTGTGGCAGATCGGATCAAGGCAAACAGTTATGATATTAATGGACTTAAGACCTTGGCACCAAATTCGGAGATACTTACAGACCTGAATACTTTTATAGAAGGCAAGTTTTTGAATATTGATAGTGATAGTAATGATATGTTTGTTGCAGTACACAATACAAATGCACCGACTAATGCAGAGACGAAGGTACCTTTAAAAGACAGTTTTAGTTTTGTTTTAGTAGACAAAAGTTTAGATTGCTCAGTAGCAACAGGCGCAAAAATAAGGGATTGGGAGACAGAAATTAGTGCACATGCAAATAAGGAGCTGGCACAACATACAATCGTCTCTCTTTTAAATAAACAAAATGTTCCTCTGTTCTGGCAGTTTTTACCAAGTGATATTGATACATCAAAAGTAGTGTCTGTTTCAGATATTATAGAGTTATATCATTTATATGGAATAAAAGGAATTGACGCATTTGAATTTTTGTCTCCAGTATATTTAAATGCCAGAGGGGATTTATGGGGAGAAGAATACGTGAACAACATAGGCATACGTAATGATGCATATATGCTTATAGTGGTCCAGGGATTTAAACTATCAGATGCAATCACAAGTAATTCTGTTCACAGAGAGTATCTTCAACAAATAAAACACTTTAGAGGGGATGTTATAGATAATTATAATGTTTATCATCGTGGTAAACAATTATTATTAGTGGCACAGACAGTGATATTCTTATTGTCATTTATAGGGTTGTCAATATTACAAAAAGATTTGAGATGATAATATGATTAATTTAATAGAGATCGCGCGAATAATTCCTTTAGTGCTACTTGGGTGCTACACAAAAGAATATTTTGATATTGTAGGAAAAAAAGAATATTCAGAGATAGACATCAGTAAAATACTATTGAGTACTTTAGGAGTAACGGTAATAATGTATGGAATAAGCCCAATGTTAATTGATAAATATGGAGACAATGTTTCAAGTATAATTTACTATGTTAGTGGGTTATGTAGTTATAAACTAATAAGATTTTTAATTAGTATTGATATTAAGGCAATGTTGCCTATGATAAACAATTTAGAAGGAGAGGATGATAAAAATGACAGAGATAATAATAATTAAATATTTAGTGATCTTACCAATTATTACTGGTTTTGGTATGGCTTTTAAAGAGTTGGATGGGGATAAATTTGACAATCAGTATATTCCATTGGTACTGCCTTTAATTGTAGGTGTACCATTAGCATTGTTACTTAGTTATATGCCTACTGTTGCAGAACCAGTAACACAGGGATTACTTATGGGATTCACAGGGGTGTTTGGACATAAAATATATAAATACATTGTAAAAAAGGATACCAATAAATAAACAAAAAGAAGAGTTACCTATGTGTAGGGCTCTTCTTTTTATTTTACCTATTTACGAAATAAATATTCTGTTAGTCCACATATTGCAAATATCATTATCAATATAGTTGTCAATATACTAAACGGGGATGTGTTATTTGTGGCACTCTCTGGGAAGGTTGTAGGAAAGCCTAACCCCTCTAGTATCTTCATATTAGATGCAAATATTCCATGTACGCTTGTCATAGTTGTCGATATTATACTTGTCAAAACAATTATAATTATTGCCGCTATCATTGTGTTTATAAATATTCTTCTCATTTTACATCTCCTTCAATAATAGTTCCCTGACTTCATCAGATATCCGTTGGTGATATATTCTATCGCATTGTTCTTCTAATATAGAACCAACTCTTTTTTTACTTGTGTCCAACCTACTTATATTCATTTCCCTACGAAAGGTATATAGTACTTCAACCAACTCTTTATTTTCCCTCCTCTTTTTCAATAGTTTTTTCAACTCATTGTATTTGTCAACCTTAATATTTGTTGATACAGCGTCTGAAAACTCAATTTCATGGAGCATATCATTCCTTAATTTATTAAGCATCTCTGACATTTTCTTTCCTTTATCATATTCTCGTTCAACGTCAATCAAGAGAGACGACATTGTTTCAATTGACTCATTAATAAAAAATTTATTTCGTATATCAATATTCATCATAATGCTGCCCCCTTAACATTGTTGATTCTTTTAAGATCATCAACTGTTAATGCCAACCCATTTAAAAATTCTGCAATGGTTGGTAGTGTTACATCCATTAAAGAATATAATGTGTTTTCTCTTATTTCAGAAAATCCAAATACTCTCATAGATAAATCAACAAACACCCAGTCACTAATGTTTACAATTTCATAATTACCGCGGATATTTACGCATGCCATTTTAAAAGAACTCGTAGTCATTGCTCTTAATTCATCTATTGTTGTCTCCCTAAAGTTTACATTCACCGCATCCAACACTTTTAACCCCATTAATTTTTCAATCATAAGATTGCTCCTCTCGTTAAAATATTCTCAAGAATATTCTCTATTTCTGTACTTGTCTCTTCAGTAGTTGCTCCTACATCACTCATAACCTTGTACATTTTGCATATTTGTAAAGCAAGCCAATCAACAAGTACTTCATCATTTGTATAAGTTGTTAGTCCTGCTTCATGGAAAAATGCGTGTATTATTTCATGCCTAATAACCTTCTCCACAAATAAATCTGTTCTGTCAAAAGCCCCTGGATCTGCATCGTCTAATATTGATTGGTTAACAATTAACTCTTTCGAGTATAGCTCTGCTAACCCATTTGCTTCTGCGTACTTTAATTTTGGTTTCTCATCTTCTGTTGCGTATGTTAATACATATTCCTGCCCAAGTATATTTATTTGTTTATGTTTCATTATATCAACCCCTCTTCTGTTATACTCCTATAATTATCTAACTGTACTGTAGACTTGACTTCTTCCTCTGTTTCCTCTATATATTTCTCCCATCCTAATGGTCCATAAGTTACACCATCTAATTGAGTAAAACTTCTACGTTTTGTATCAAAAGATAATTGAACATAACCTAAATCTGCCGTCTCTCTTGCTTTTAAGATTCTTAGTATTCCTTCACAATTATTATATTCATCAATTGATTTAACAAATTCATCATACGCTCTTTCTATTGCTAAAACATTGTCTGCAATATTGAATATGTCTCCTGATCCCTTAATATCTTTAAGAGTAAGTCGTTCTCCTCTATCCTTGTCTTTATTTGGATGCACAATTAATAAAACAGTTACTTTATATAGTTCTGCAAAATCTTTAAGTGTTTGTACAAAATCTTGTTGGTCTTTATATTGGCTTGCAGCGGTTGTTTTTAGTACACTCATAAGATTATCTATAACAAAATATTTAATTCCTTTCTTTATTAGTTTTACCATTGCCTCAATAACATCATTATGATGTCCACCAAGACGTTTTCTACTATACACATATAATTTACCTTCTAACCATTCATCGATGTATTTCTGATATTTCTTTTGTGGTATTGATATATACCTTTTATTCTTTTTAACAGTCTTTAGATACCTTTCATCTTGTAAACTCTGAGTATATACCCATTCCTGGAACATATCTTTTGATAATTCACCATTAAATATAAATGTTTTAGTGTTTTGTCGTATT